TAACAATGTAAGAATTGTAATGCGTATGGCTGCAGGTGTTCAATATGCTGCAATCGAAGATATTGCTACTTACGGAATTACTAACTCTGCTAACTAATAGCTTAAATAGTTAAATTAAAGGTGGTGCAATAAACACCACCTTTTTTATTATTAATCATTAAAAAATAAAAATATGCCTTGCGATATCACATTAGGAAGAATTGAACCTTGTAAGGATTCAGTTTCAGGATTAAAAGCGTGTTATTTTGTTAACTTTGGTAAAATTACAGGAGTTACTTATAATGCTACAAATACAGATGTTATTGATTCAGTAACAGGAAGTTCATTAAGTGCTTACAAATACGAATTAAAAGGTACAAATAGTTTAGACCAAACTATTACATCTTCAAGAGAGAATGGCACTACTTTTTTTGAGCAAAGTTTAAAACTAAACTTGAAAAAATTAACTGCTGTGGACCACAAGCAAATTAAACTTTTAGCTTACGGAAGACCGAATATAATTGTTGAAATGAATAACGGAAATTTATTCCTTTGCGGTTTAGAATACGGAATGGAATTAACATCAGGTTCTATTACTTCAGGAACAAATTTAGGTGATGCTTCAGGTTACACTTTAGAGTTTAAAGGAATGGAAAAAGTACCTGCTAACTTTATTGGAGTATCTTTAGCTACTGCAGGATTTACAGTTGTATCAGGTTCATAATTGTTGTTTTCATAATTGTTTTAAAACCCTACTTTAATAGTGGGGTTTTTTTGTAGAAACAAAATACTAACTTTTACGTTATATAAGTATGATAATTCTGAAAGACTATACTTATACACAAAATTTTAGATTTATGCCAAGAAGCAAAGATATAGCTTCAATGGTATTTATTGATGAATTAACAAATACTTCAACTACTATAAACAATCCAACTTTAGTAAGTGAGCGTTATTATATGCAGTTAGAAATAGATAATACATTTAGTTTTTTAATTGATGGACATACATATCGTTTTAATTGTTTTGATGCAAATGGAGTGCCTTTATATCGTGATAAAATTATGTGTACAAACCAAGAAATAAAAGATTATACAATTAACAATGGTGACTATGTGGCAAACCATACAACAAACGATTTTGTAATTTATGAGTAATATACACTTTATACAATTAGCAGACTATCAAGCACCTAAAATCACTGAAAATAAACGTGATGAATGGGTAGATTTTGGCGAGAATAACGATTACTATCAGTTTTTAATTGACAGATACAACGGAAGCACTACAAATAATGCAGTAATAAATAATATTACTAAACTTATTTACGGAAAAGGATTGACTGCTAATGATTCAAATCGTAAACCTAATGAGTTTGCACAAATGAAAATGTTATTTTCTAAAGATACTATTAGAAAAATAACAAAGGATTTAAAATTATTGGGCGAGTTTAATTTGCAGTTAATCTACAATGACAAAAAAGATAAAATTGTAAGAGTTGAACATTTACCTACTAATTTAGTACGTAGTGAAAAATGTAATAAAGATGGAGTTGTAGAAGCTATTTACTATTCAGATAATTGGCAAGACATTAAAAAGTTTGTACCTAAAAGATTACCATTATTTGGGTATGGTGCTAAAGGCGACAAATTAGAGGTTTTAAGAGTAGGTAATTACACAATAGGACAAAAGTATTATAGTAATGTAGATTATGTCGGTGGAGTAAGTTATGCAACTTTAGAAGAAGAAATATCTAACTATTTAATTAATGAAGTACAAAACGGATTTTCAGGTACAAAAATAGTTAATTTTAATAATGGAGTTCCAACAGAAGAGCAACAATCTATAATACAATCAAAAGTTAAATCTACTTTAACAGGAAGCAAAGGTAAAAAGGTTATTGTTGCTTTTAATAGTGATGAAACTAAAAAAACTACTGTAGACGATATTCCATTAAATGATGCTCCAGAGCATTATAAATATTTGTCAGATGAATGTTTAGCAAAAATTATGTTATCACATAATGTTACAAGTCCGTTACTTTTTGGAATTGCTACAAGTACAGGATTTAGTGCTAATGCTGATGAATTAAAAAATAGTTATATTCTTTTTGAAAATATGGTTATTAGACCATTTCAAGAATTAATTTGTGATGGTTTGGATAAAGTATTAGTTTTTAATCAAATCAGTCTTGATTTAGCGTTTAAACAACTTCAACCGCTTGATATAGATGGTGAATTAACTAAAGCATTAGATACACCTACACAAATGAGTTCACATACTTGTTTAAGCAAAGATTTAACTGATGAAGATGGAAATAATATACTTGAATTGTTAAAAGGTGAAAGTATAGATGAAGAATGGGAACTTGTTGATAAAAGAGAATATTCAGATAGCAATATTTCTATTGATGAATGGGCAAATTCTAAAATAAAAAATAAAGAAAATTTACTACAAAAGTTTGCTGGAGTTATAAAATCTTCACCAAGTGCAAAAAGTTCATTAGATAAAGGAAATTATAAAGTACGTTATGAATATTTTGAGAAGTATTCAAGTGGAAATTCAAGAGATTTTTGTAAACAAATGATAGCAAGAACTGCAAATGGAGTAGTTTACAGAAAAGAAGATATAGACCAAGCAAGTTTTCAAGGTGTAAATATTGAATTCGGACACGAAGGACAGAATTATTCTTTATTTAAATTTAAAGGTGGAGTTAATTGTGGTCACGTTTGGAATGAAAATCTTTATAGATTAAAAACAAAAACTGATGGTACACCTTATGCAGATAAAGCATTAAGTTCAAGCGAAGAAGTACAATCTATTGCAGGTTATAATCCAAATCCAAGTGGATGGAATGAAGCACAAATAGCACCAATAGATATGCCAAATAGAGGACATCACCCAAATTATAAAGGATAACAAATGGCAAAAGCATTATTTATTACAAGAGATGACATAGTTAAATTTACTGCATTAAATGGTAACATAGATACAGATAAATTTATTCAATATATTGCTATTGCACAAGACATTCATTTACAGAATTATTTAGGTAGTAAATTATTCAAAAAGTTTAACGATGGTATTGTAGCAAATAACTTAACGCAAACGTATAAAGACCTTTTAAGCGATTATGTCAAACCTATGCTAATACATTGGGCAATGGTTGAGTTTTTACCTTTTAGTGCTTATACAATAGCTAATAAAGGAGTTTTCAAACATACTTCTGAAAGTGCTACTGCGGTTGATAAATCTGAAATTGATTATTTAGTAGAGAAAGAGCGTAGCGTTGCTAATCATTATACAACAAGGTTTATAGATTATATGAGTTACAATCAATCTAAATTCCCTGAATATAATTTGAATAGTAATGGCGATATGTTCCCGGATCACGATGCAAGTTTTACAGGATGGGTTTTAACTTTATTAACTTTTATAACATTAATAATATAATATAAATTAAAAAGCGTATGCAAACAGAAATTTGGAAGCCAATAAGTGTATACAATGGCTATTATGAAGTAAGTAACTTTGGTAGAGTAAGAAGTATTACAAGAAAAATTGAAAGAACAAATCCTTTTAATAATAAAATTAAAACTTTTTATACTTATAAAGGAAAATTAATTCCTTTTTGGATTACATCAAAAGGTTATTGTAGATGTAGTTTAAATATTGATGGAATTAAAAAAAATCATTTAGTTCATCAATTAGTTGCAAAAGAATTTATTAATAATTCAGAAAATAAACCACAAGTTAATCATAAAAATTGTGTTAAAACTGATAATAAAGTTGATAATTTAGAATGGGTAACAAACTATGAAAATCATTTACACGCAGTTGAAAATGGATTATTACATTATCAAAAATGAATATAGTTAGAAAAATGAATCTTATTTCGCAAAAGCAAAATGAGATACGGTTAAAAAAATTCTTAATAAAATTAAAGAAAAATGAGTTTAAATTTTCAAAACATAAAAGGTGATACTTTTGAACAAGTACCATTTGAGGTTAAAATTAATAATGTAGCAGTAAATTTAACAGGTGCTATTGTTAAAATGCAATTACGCAAAGAATGCGGAGGAGTAATTGGTTTAACTTTTACTTCTGTAGCTTCTGCAGGAATTACTATTACAGATGCGGTAAATGGTAAATTTAAAATCAATAAACAAATAATTGACATACCATCTTACAATTATTATTACGATATTGAAATAAAATTTGCAGATGGAACTGTTAAAACTTGGATTGATGGAATGTTTAATATAATTTGTGATATAACTCGATAATGGCAGATACTATTGATATAAATGTTTTTGAAACTACAGAAGTTGTAACTATAAATGCTACTCCTAACTTAATACAAGTTAATATTAATAAAGTAACTTCAACTGGTGCGGTTTCTTCTGTTAATGGACAGACAGGCGATGTTACTATTGCTACTTCTGATAATAATTTCACTAATACTTTAAAGACTAAATTAGATGGTATTCAAGCAGGGGCAACAGCAAATGATACGGATGCTAATTTAAAAAATAGAGCAAATCATACAGGTACACAATTAGCTGCTACAATTTCAGATTTTGCAACAGCCGTAAGTTTATTAATTACAAATAAAGTAGATAAAGTTACAGGTTATTCATTGACTAAAAATGATTTAACTGATGCATTAAAAACTGTTTATGATAATGCTGTAAGTAGTTTGACTACATTATTAGCTACAGGACAAAGACTTATTACAAGTTCTGAAATTACTAAATTAAGTAATACAAGCGGTACTAATACAGGTGACCAAAATTTATCGGGTTTAGTTCCTTATACTGGTGCAAGTACTGATGTTGATTTAAACACTAAAAATTTAAAAGTTAATAATGTATTTGAGGGATTTACTTCGGTTGCTGCTTCTGCAACTTTAATAACTTTAA